TCTGACAGAGGCTATGCGGCAGCGCCCTTTGTTCTGAGCTGGGGCCCGGAGGGTGAGGTTTTCCCCGTCACCTCTGGTGAGTTTCAGAAAAACAGCAAGGCCATCTTCGGTTATGGGTATGACCACCCCAAGTTGCTGGCCCTGCGTGAGATTTTCCAGCACGCCACCACCGTCTACTGCTGGCGGCTGGGCAACGGCGAAAAGGCAAGCTGCACCTATGCGGATGCCAAGTACCCCGGTGTGCGTGGCAATGACCTCTCTATTGTCATCGCCTCCAATGTCGATGACACCAGCGCATGGGATGTGAGCACCTACCTGGACGGCCAGTGTGTTGACACCCAGACGGTCAAGGCGGCCACTGATCTGGTGGCCAATGACTATGTGGTTTTCAAGACCAGCGCCACGCTGGTGGCCACTGCGGGCACCAAGCTGACCGGCGGCGCTGATGATGCGGCAGTCACCGGCGAGGACCACCAGGCTTTCCTGGATAAGCTGGAGGCCTATGCTTTTAACACCCTGTGCTGCCCGGCCACGGAGAGCACCGTGGTCAACCTGTATGTCAAGTACACCCAGCGCATGAGGGATGAGGTGGGTGCCAAATTCCAGCTTGTGGCCTGGAAACCCAGCGCTGACTATGAGGGCGTGATTGGCGTGTGGAACACCGCCACCCATGCCACCATTGCCAATGTGGACACCCAGGCGGTGGTCTACTGGACCACCGGCGCACATGCTGGCGTGGCCGTCAACAAGTCCCTCACCAATGCCAAGTATGACGGTGAGCTCATTCTGGACACCGAATACACCCAGGCAGCGCTTGAGGCGGCTCTCAAGGCGGGCAAGTTTATGTTCCACAATGTCAACGGGGTCACCCGTGTGCTGGAGGACATCAACACCCTGCTGACCCTCTCCGACACCAAGGGAGAGGTTTTCCAGTCCAACCAGACCATCCGTGTATGTGACCAGATCGCCAATGACACGGCGGTGCTGTTCAACACCCGCTATGTTGGCACCGTGCCCAATGATGCCTCTGGCCGTGCCTCCCTGTGGGGCGATGTGGTCAAGCTCATCCAGGAGCTTGAGAAAATCCGTGCTGTTGAGAACTTTGACCCCGACACGGTGACCTGTGAGCAGGGTGACAAGAAAAAGGCAGTGCTGCTGACCATCAACGGCCTCAACATCATCAACGCCATGGCCCAGCTCTACATGAGCGTTATCATTCAGTAAAGGAGGATTGTGACACATGGCTGACAAAATCTCTATGAACACCCAGGATGCCGTGAGCGCCAACTTTGCTGAGTGCTTTGTGACGCTGAACGGCACCCGCTACTCCATGCTGATGGCCAAGGAGTTTGAGGGCAAGGCCTCCATCAACACCAAGGAAGTCTACCGTCTGGGCAATCCCGTGATCGGCCACAAGGCCCAAACCATTGCCCTGGCTTTCTCCATGACGGTCTATAAGTGCACGGAAATCTTTGACCAGGTGGTTGAGGACTTCATCAAGACGGGTGTGATGCCCACCTTTGACATCCAGACCTCCAACGATGACCCCGCCACCTCCGTTGGCCGGAGCACCAAGATTTACAACAACTGCGTGCTGGACGGTGATGTGCTGCTGTCCATGTTCAACGCAGAGGGTGACTTTGTGGAGCAGACCCTTGAGGGCTACTGCGACAGCTTCACCCGCCCCGAAAAGCACACCAACCCGTCCTATATGTAAGGGCGGCCAACTAAAGGAGGAAATCATCCATGAGTAACCTGTCCGCATTTATGCACGCCAATGTTGAGCAGATCGAAAACTACAAGTTTGCCGCCTCCCCCCGTTTCAAGGGGGAGGATGGCAAGCCCATGTTGTGGGAAATCTGCTGCATCTCCGCTGATGAATACGCCCGCATCCGCAACTCCTGCGTCCGGCAGGTGCCGGTGCCCGGCAAAAAGGGCCAGTACACCCAGCAGCTTGATAGCTACGCTTTCCAGGCCAAGGTGTGCGCCCGCTGCACGGTGTTCCCGGACCTGAGCAACGCAGAGCTCCAGAATGACTGGGGTGTTGCCAAGCCGGAGGAGCTGCTGGGCAAGCTGCTCATCGGCGGTGAGTTTGATGACTATGTGACGGAAGTTTTCCAGCTCAACGGTTTCAAGACTGAGAATGAGCTGGTTGATGAGGCAAAAAACTAATAGAGGACGGTGACCCAGAGGCCAGCTATGCACACTTCTGTCTGCAAAAGTTTGGCTGGGAGCCGTCCAAGTTTTTGAGCCTGCCCGTCAAGGAGCGTGCTTTTGTCATCGCCTCTATTGATGCCCGCTGTGCGGCGGAGCGGAAAAAAGAGGCGGAACTCAAGAACAAAGCAAAACGCAAATAAGGCTCCCGCCCTGAGCGATACAGGGCGGGAGCTTTTCCCAAGGTGGTGAAACTATGGCAACTATCAGATCGCAAATGGTCCTCAATGACGGGATGAGCGCCGTGCTCAAGAGGATAACCTCCGCACTTGACACTACGCTCAACGCCTTTGAGCAGGTCCAGCGTGCCTCTGGCAGAGCTGTTGATGCCGCCCAGATTGCACAAGCACGCTCCCAGCTTGTGGGAGCAAATGCCGAAATCCAGGATATGGCGGACGGCTACCGCAGAGCCGCAGAGCAGGAGGAAAACCTCAACCGAGGCCTCCGCACTGGCGGCTCCCTGGCAGATGGTATGCTGGGCAAGGTCAAGACCCTGGTGGCCACACTGGCCGCCGGTGCCGGGCTCAATAAGCTCATCGGCCTCTCTGACCAGATGACCAGCACCACCGCCCGCCTGTCTTTCCTTGTGGATGACGGCGGCAGCGTGGATGAGCTGGAGGCCAAAATCATGGCCTCTGCCCAGCGCTCCAGAGCTGCCTACCTTGACACGGCATCTGCTATTGCCAGCATGGGCGCAAACGCTGGAGCCGCTTTCAGCTCCAATGATGAGCTCATTGCTTTTATGGAGCAGGTCAACCGCCAGTTTACCATTGGCGGCGCATCCGCCCAAGGGCAGGCGGCGGCCATGCTCCAGCTCACCCAGGCAATGGCGGCAGGCGCTCTGAGAGGCGAGGAGCTAAACTCCATCCTTGAAAATGCGCCCGGCATCGCCAGAGCCATTGAGCAGTACATGGGCATTGCAGAGGGCTCCATCAAGCAATATGCCCAGGAGGGCCAGGTCACCGCCGAGGTGGTCAAAAACGCCCTTTTCTCTGTGGCAGATGAAACCAACGCCAAGTTTGAGAGTATGCCCATGACCTGGGCGCAAATCTGGACCAACATGCAAAACCGGGCGCTCCAGACATTGGACCCCGTTCTCAACAAGCTCAACAAGCTGGCCAACAGTGAGCAATTCAGCACGGTGGTGGACGGAGCCTTGAACGCCTTGGCCACCATCACGGCCCTTGCCTCCGGCATCCTTGATGTGTTCGTCAATATCGGCTCTGCCGTGGTTGATAACTGGTCTGTAATTGAGCCTATTGCCTGGGGCCTTGTGGCTGCACTTGTGGCCTACAACGCCGTGGCGCTCATCACTCAGGCCATCAATGGCGCTGTGGCGCTCTCTGCTGGCGTGAAAGCGGCGGCAGAGATGATGAGCACTGGGGCAACCTTTGCCGCTACGGCGGCACAGTA